AGGAAGACAGCGCGACCCTGGAACCGAAAGTTCTTCGTCTTAGGGAGTTCCTCTGTGCCATCAACTAAGGTCAAACAGTGGTCCTTTTCCTTGTGGGTATGAGTAGTTGAATCTGATGTTGTTGTTGTTGTCTCTGTCGTGGTAGTAATAGCGTCCAGTGGAATCGAGGTAAGTGAAGAAGAAGCCAATGTATCCCTGGCCGATTGTACAAAAGTAGTCGTCGTTGTCAAGCAATCGTTTAGCCAAGAGCTCATCAAATTTGCACTGCGTTTGGTACTTTTCGGGGTTTCTTTCTCTTTCATCCAATATGATACCAAGTCTTATAGTCACAGTTCTTTGTTTTTTAAAGAGTGGCTCCAGCTCCTACAAGTTACGCAAAAGGTAATATTAATTGCGTAACTAGAGTCAGCTTATTCGGAGCTTAAATTTTATTGGTCATTCATTTCTATTGGTTCTGGTAATACGTTGACTTCGCAAGACTATGACGTCATGAAATGATGCGCTGCGCGCGGCAACTATTGGTGAGCCACTATAATGAGACACCTATTCTTTGTCAGCAGCCTTGAATCCTAATCGGGCATAAGGTGTATATATGAAATCTCTCTCGAAAATCACCCTAACCTTAATTGTTTTTCTTGGAAATGTCGTTATTTGTTTTCACAGAATTAAGCGGGAGATCACTGGTATATATCACCCTAACCTTAGCCCCTATTGTTATGAACAAGAATAAAAAATGGATATCACAGTCTGGAGAAGAGGACAAAAAAGAGTTCGTGGCGACGCCTATGGTGCACCAACTTCTTATCCATCTAAACGAGTGCGTCTCGCTACTAGAACAGCACTTAGGGCTCCCCTCAGAACAGGAGGATTCTATGGTGCATCACGATACAGACGTCTCGGACCACGGATACGACGACTCCTAAGATATTGGTCACCACCTGAGAGGAAGTTCCTAGATGTAACAGCACTAGGAACAACACTAGCAAACATTCGTTTTATTTTAATGAATGGTATAGCACAAGGCACTGGTGTTTCAGGTCGTATTGGAAACAAAATTACTATGACTAGTGCACAAGGAAGGATATCAGTATATGTATCAACAGCAACTACATCTCCAAGTGTTCGATGTATGTTAGTATACGACTCACAAACAAACGGTGCTGTATTCACTGGTGGTGATTTATTAGCAAGTGCAGCAGCAGGTGCGGACTTCTTAAGTCCACTTAACCTGAATAACAGAGACCGATTTAGAATACTATGGGATAGAACTGTCACTGTAGACACAGTATCAACAGAAAGAGCAACATTTAATTTCTACAAAAAATTGAAACTTTCAGTGACTTATGATGGAACAGGTGCACTGGTTGATGATATTCAAACAGGCAGTCTTTATTTAGTTATTATGAGTAGTGATCGGACTACTCCACCAATCTTTGATTACTATACCCGAACAAGATACATTGATAACTAATCGGGAAGAATCTCATCAGAATAAAGATCTGAGATGGCTATCGGCGAAAGATCCGATATAGTTTCCTCAGTAAAGATCGAATACTGTCCCTTATCTTTAAGCTCAATAACATGAAGTCTCGATAATAAGGGCTGTAAATCAAATATCGTCTTGTTGACATATGCCTCAGTCGGAGAATAATTTGAAAGTATGAATATGGGCATATTTTTTTTCTTTATACGTCCACCTTGAACGTATTTACCTGGTAAAGTCATCTTAGAACCCTGGAGAAACTCATTGAGAAACTGAACTGTCACTTGTCCTTTAAATTCGTCTAAGTAGGCGAAATCATACAATTGGTCATCGTACCTGGCAAAGTCGTTATTCTTCGGTATTTCGAATCCTCGAAGTCCAACCTTTTCAAGAGTCATTATTAACGTAGTTTTCCCACAGTCGGGAGGACCGAAGATATAAAATTGTTTCTCCTTGAATTCCCAATTCTTCCGTAGATTATATCTAATCCCGTGAATCTCCATTATAACTATGTTGGGAATCTCGTTGGGTTTACGTCTTTTCTGCAACATATCCTCGTAATCCACTAAGAAAGTTTTGACAGAATTACTATGAGTCACCAAGTAGGGGCCTAATAATTCATCACATAATAAATCGTCATATGATTTTCCGCTTTTTACTGCGTTAAATACAAGGACGTTTTTCTTCTCTATCTTTCTCTTCTTAAGTTCCTTCTTCTTCTCGACAGCAGCAACGATAGCAGGAACGTCAATCTGATGCGATATAAATTCACCATTCTTTGCCACATACGCAATACAATAGTCTTTATTTTTAACTTTTTGTATGTTGGGTTGTTTTCCTCCGATGTAATTGAAGAAGTCGGACCGTCTGATACTAAGCTTTTTTCCAAATCTAATATAAGCATGCAAGTGTGGATTTCCATCTTCGTGTTTTTCACATGAGATAACAAACTCCTCAATGTTGATCTTGTTTTGTTTACGTATATTCTCAGCTGCAACCTGCAAGGGAGTGTTGCATTGCGGAAAAGTGAGGAAGACAGCGCGACCCTGGAACCGAAAGTTCTTCGTCTTAGGGAGTTCCTCTGTGCCATCAACTAAGGTCAAACAGTGGTCCTTTTCCTTGTGGGTATGAGTAGTTGAATCTGATGTTG